ACGCTCATCGGCCCAGATCGGAATCTCAATTCCACCATTTTCGACTTTCAATTTTTCAATAATGTCAATAATCGCAGAGACACGGGCAATAATAAAGCCTGCTCCGCAGGCAAACATAGGCTCAGGACGAGCCCCAGAACCACATTCGAAATCCCAAGTCGCCCCATCACCATGCGCAGCATAGACAACTGGCTCAACTGGATCAAAGCGGGTCGTACAGACTGATGCCGCAATACCGACCTGCTGGTTCTTTTCCATGAAATTGTAGAGTCGATAGACACCATCTGATGGAGGAAGAATATCATCATCCCAATAGATGATATACTTTGCGCCCATTCGAATGGCACGTTTTGTCATAATCTGGCGTGCCTCCGAAGAGAGGCGCCCCGATTCAACGAGAAGAGCCGTTGTAACATTGAGCGGCATCTGAAGATTATGATACGATAGCATGAACTGAACTGGTATCATATGTGGAGTCGTCCATGCTGGTACATCCATCCACTCGGCGCCGCAACCTCCCGTTGCCTTATCGCACATGAAGTGGCTATTTAGACGCTTCGAGCCAACTGGGATTGCGAATACAATCTTTGGCGCATTCGAGAGTTTAATATCAGGCTGACGCTCGAAAACAATCTGTGGTTCACCATCTACAATATCATGATTGAGATGATGTAAATCAACTTCAGAATGGCCGCACCGATTACATTTTGTCTGCTGCATAACTAGTATTGATTCCCGGAGCCGGCCTGCCTTCAGGAATAGGCTCCGGGATTCCTTTCTTGTGTTGCTTAAAAGTGGCTTGCGTTACGAACTATGACAGATGTCGGAGGATCGGACACATGCCCAGTCAGGGTCAACACGCCTGCTCGTACAGCACCCGTAGCAGAGACTAGCGTCAACGTAGCAATCAACATTGCATCTTTTGCAAAATTCGCCGAGGCTGCCTTTACCGTCAGGGCTCCGAGATTCGTTGAGAGGTTAGCAGTAGCCACCAATGCAGTTGCATTATTGACTGTACCGATCGCAAGCGTCGGAGTTCCGCCAATCGCTGATGCCCGAAATGTGGCATTCGTCACACGAAAACGCATACCAGGCGGCAAGTCGATTTTATACTTATCAGTTGCCGCACCAGTACCGCTCATCGTAATCGGAGCCAACTGGAGTGATCCGCTTACCGGACCATCATAGCCCGCGCGATCATCTTTAAAGCGAGTGAGAGCCATTAACTATCACCCCTTAACCCTGTCCACCGACCCACCCGCGCCAATCGGCGACACCGTGGGACATGCGATAGAGCATCTTGACCTTGAGATTAAGAGTCTCCGGGTCAATATAGTTGTCGCTAAAGGGCTCACGACGCCAGTAGTACATTAAACGATGCTCCTGAGCACTCGTCGCAACGAACCAGTTCTCCGCATTCGTCAGATACTTGATAACCATCGGCTGGAGGCCGATCATTGTCAAGGCATTCGCGGCATTATTTGCCGTATCCGATCTCAACTGAGAACGCAGAAGTTCGTGGGTCAACCACTTCAACTCGGGCGGCACGATCAGCATCTTGGGCTCCATACCAATCAGGAGACCACGATCATTCTTCATGTCGTCAAACGTATTGAGTGCCGACTCCAACGTACCCTGGGCAAGATCACCAGCAATCAAATTGTCGGCCGTTCCACCGCTCGGGAAAGCAAGCGGATGCGCATCATTGAAAAACGATACGCCATCCATACCCGTCACAGTAGACGTAAATCCACTATTAAGGTCATCATAGGCCGAAATTTCAATACTACGTCGCGCAGACTCCGCAAGTTCCGGCGTCACCTGTCCGATAATGCCATCAAGATCGTCCTCTGCAGTCTCCCACGTTACCTGATAACCATTAGCAAAGGTATCATGAGTAAACCGTTTAGAATAGCCCTCCGTGAACTTATCGTAGTCAATCGGACTGCCCTCAGACTTCGTCTTAAAGAGACCCAGGCCAACCATACCCAGAATCTCCTCATACGCACGCTGTGAGTCGCGAACGTTAAAGACCTGCTGATAGGTCATATCAGGGGCGCGATGAGGCTCGAAAAGAATTTCATCAATATACGGCAACCGTGAAGCATAGAGCTTCGTCAAGTTTGCACGCATTACTAGACTATTTGCACTAGCCATTTATCACACCTCCAATTAGACCGTAGTCGTCGCACCGGCAAAGATTTGATTAATATGATTAATCTTCACAATCACGCGGGCAAACGAGTTAGAATTGACATTACCAACCTCACCCGAAAAACGTAGAGCCCGGAAGGGGGCCGAATTCGTCGAGAGAGTCCCATTAAGGCTCGAACCTGTACTCGCATCGAGCGCAGCCTTAGACTGTATAAGCGTATTATTTCTCGTAGCCTCGCTAACCGAGTTAAAATTACGCCCAATCAGTCCACCAATACCAGTCACGGAACCGTCATCCATCTGGACTTCGTACTCCGCCTCCGGACTATTCGAGATAAAAACCTGCCTATCAGTCTGCGTCGTCGAGACCTTTGTCTGGATAACGCCAACTATTTTACGGGCATCCACATACGTTCCGTCCCAAGTCGTGATCGTACCGGCTGTACCCAGAATACCAATTGCACCCTCAGGCAAAGTCACGCTTGACGCAGCCGTATAGGGCTCAATTTTCGGGAAGTCACCGTTAGCATTTCGTACGAGACGGAATCCGAACGGCGCATTCGTATTAAGACTAGCCATAATTCCTTTTGTTTAAGTTTACTGGCGAAATTTTACAGACAACTGCTTATCAGCCTCTGTCTGGCCGCCGAATGTCGGATTCTTATCCGCCTTTCGACCTCCGCCAATTGTAGTTACGCCGGGAAGAATTTCCTGGTTCTCAGGTGTCGTGAGTTCCGCAACCATCGAGCGCGACTCCTCAGCCGACTTTGCCTGGCGATCATCAAAGTAGTCCGCCTGAATCCGACAAAGTATAGTATCAGCACGCCGCACTAAATTATCAATATGATCTGGACCCTGCATACGCCGTGGAGGATCGGGGATACAATCTTTTAACTTCTCCCCATTCTCCCCCGTAAACCGATCTCCATATTCTAGCGGAATCCAGCCTCTCCAGCCGATACCACTATTATTACGGAGACGCTCCGATTTCCAGCCAAGAACCCACCCCGACTTCGATTCGTCGTCAGCGGGGAGGCGGCCAGCAATACGGAAAGGTTTGACCACACTGTAGGGATCACGAATAACTCGCCCTGTCAGTTTCTCGCTCATTATTACTCCTTATCTCCGAAGAGATGTTTCTGATATTCCTTAGATCGCTCCTTAATACGTGCCTTATCGAACTTTCGCCCACCTTTTAAGGTATGCGCATAACGCTTCGAGAGAGTATCGAATGCCTCATCCGAAAAGAGCGATGTCTGCTCAGTTTCCTCCGTCTTCATTGGTTTAGTCCCACGAGTTGACGGCGGCTGCGTTATTGTGCGGGCTCGATTTGTATAACGAGGAGCTATGCCAAGTTCACCAGCAACATCATCAGCTAAATTAAGAATAATACGCGGATTATACTTAATGCGATTCTGATCAAGACTCGCCAACCGTCGATTAACTTCCTGATGCAACTCAGAATAGCGATCCTTGAGTTGTGGATATTTATCAACTGCTAACTTATTTGCACCATCGCGCTCTGTCTGATATTTAGATTCCTCATCGAGTCGAGTAACCTTCTCGCTGATTGATTTCTCTATCCGACGGTCCTCAAAGTAGGCATCAAATTCTGCCTTCTTATCTTCCGGCACCTGCCCTCGCATCACACGCAACTCATCAAGTGTGAGATCGTCCAATGATTGTGCAGGCTTTTTGCCTGGACTAATTGCGCCAAGTGTAGTCTTAATCATGTCACCAAGTTGTGAAACCTGAGCCATAATTCTCTGTTCTGATTCAGTCTGCTTACGAAGCAGTTCGCGCCGAACGTTTTCGACCGGACGTTCCGTTGACTTATCGTCATCACTATCTTTAGTAGTGACTGCGTCGTCACTAGTCACGGAATGTTGATCGTCGGCGGCACCAACTACGGCCTCATCAGCCGAATTGATGTCTATGAGATTGTTGGGCGACTCAATCTCGGATACTATAACGCCCGCAAGTTCTTTTTCGAGTGACATTACTTTCCTTGGTTAAGGCCGGTAAAAGGATTTCTTACGTTTCTTTGGCATCAAAGAGGAGACTTTTGCCGAACGCTCTCCGCGCTGCAACAGTTCCTTTTTGACAGTAATTTCAGCAGGTGCCGACTTCATTCGGCCAACTGCACTCTCAAGCGTATAAGTACTAACTTGTCCAACTTTGCTAGGTGAACCAGTCAAAATTGAACCAATCGTACGAAATGCCCGCTCAAGACTACGTTTCTTTTTCTGTGCCATCTTCACCTACCTTACGAATCTCTAATTCGATCAAACGCATAGCTGCCTGCAATCCTTCGATGATTCCAGATTGATATCGTAATTCATCGAGAGAACCAGTACGTGATTTACCGAGGAGTAAATGCTCCTCAATTTCTAATTGATCACTAAGTCGACTAAGAATCCGCGAAATATTAATCACTAGCCAACTCCACCTTCAAGAGCGCTTAATTCGCCACCAGTTGGGGCAACATTATTCGCTGTCGCCGCACCCTGGCCAGGAACCGAGCCGGCTGACTGCTTCGCGGCCAATTGTCGACTATGTTTATTTAGATGTGTCGCGATCAGGGCAACCTGCCACGGTTCAAGCATCTCAAATGGGCGACTATTCATAAAGCGCCGCAAGACACCAATATGCTGAGTATCATCATCAATTGGGAGAACCTCAATATCCTGCCCCACAATCATTAATTCAAGTTCAACTTCCTGTGACATCGGGGCGTGCCCGCCGGTATCCTGTGGGAGACCCGGATCAAGACGATCAATATTGGCCCCCTCACTATTATGCCGCAGAAGATCAAGAATCAATTCGCGACGGGCTACTGGATTCGCAAGATAAGCCGGGTCCGGCGACAAGAGTTGAAATCTCTGAATTGCAACAGTACGACGAACTTCCCTATTAGTATTCGTACTATTTCCACGAAAGATATACTCGAATTTCCCCTCCATATCAGAACGTGTAATTCGCTGTGGCTTTTCCTGACCAGTCACCCAAAACCACTTTTCATCGGGACCAAAATGCTGGTAGAGACTATGAATTTGATACATCAATTCACGCCAACCACCTTGCTGAGCTTCCATAATAAAGGAATCAACCTTAGCACTCCCTTCACTAAGAAGAGCTAACGTCCCTCGCGCCGTGCGTGGAGCATTCCGAACCTGTGAGGAACCAACAGCCTGTGGCGACATCGTTAGGCGATCCGCAAAAAGGAGCAAGGAGTCAATTGCTTGTAAATTAGCGAGCGGCTGCTGGGGGAAACTCGGAAAAAAGACTCCCTTCGCATTCGCAACTGGAATACCGAGACCGGGATAGACACCATTTTGAAGACTGACATTATCGCCAAACGCAATTGGTTCATAGAAAAAGAAGGGATTATTAACGATCTCCTGCGCCTCGTGCGTCTGATTTAAGGTAACATCGACTTCCTCATTAATAGGAAGTAACCACTGAGCAATCGGCAGCGTATAGAAACGATCATCAATCTTAATCCCATGTAGTGCTGGAAATGGGCGATGTTGGTGTGGAAAGAAAGATTCCAAATAATCAGTACGCGCAATAGTTTCAGTATATGCAGGAAGTTGATAAATAACTTCCTCAACCTGTCCATCCTTATCTGCATCATCACGCACATAAACTTCGAAGATTAAGACCTTATTATCTATAAATGGCTCAAAACTATAGGTCCGTGCCATTCCAGATGAACGCTCACCAACCTGGGCATCACGCTGTGCTTTCAAAGAATCAACTTCATAGTGACTCTCTTGGCGCTCAGAGGTTGCCTGGGCCCGTAGACCCGCCATTGCCTCATCAGAAATTATCCAATCCTCGGATTGCCGACGTTTCTCAATTTCATCAATTGTCAACCAATAGCGGCGCGTTATACGCTCAGCAGTCTGAAGGTCCTTAGTGCGATAGGGCACAATTAAGTCTTCGAACTCAATATTTTCGAGAACTACACCATCATGAACAATAATCGGACGATGAACACATAGTTCAATTTCATCTACGTATTTTGTATCATAGAAAAAGACTTTAATACTGTCATAATTAGTACGATTTTCAACAAACGAAATTGTAGCAATGAGACCATCAAAATTAGCAATATCTTGATCTAATGAAAGATCGGCACCATTCTGTTTAAAGTCTAGAACCTGGAGTGATGGCCCAAATTGTGCTAAAAGAATCTCAATCGGCAACTTTGGACGATCAACTGGTACTACATTATTAACGGCATCATATTCGCCAGCCTGCCAGAATTTTTTCTGAATACTTGTCTGAATACCCTTCCTCGTCTCATGTCGATAGAACGGCATAATAATTGATGGTCCATCAAGAAATTTACCACGTACCCATCGCTGAATACGCTGATAACTATCGACAATATCAACAGTGACCGCCCAATTCAAGTAAGATTCACTGCGTAGAGTCTTATCCGGATCGACATCCTTTGTAGGGCGCGCCAAATTGACAACTGGATCGGAACCATAGAGCGCATTCATCATCTTGAGGACAAGACCCTCAACTTTCTCGGCAATAACTGGCAGATGCAAATTAACCTGTCCAGGATACCGCAGTTTACGTTTGATATCGCCATAATAGTACTCGCGAATCTTCTCCAATTTTGCAATAATTGGACGACGATCTATAATATCGCCATCAATAAGCTCGACAAGTTGGCGACCACGTTCCGCAGCAAATTCGGGGCTAATCTGAATCGGTCGTGCCATTAATCAGTAACCACGTACTCAATACGTGCCTCCTGTGTGCCCGTATTACGAACCCATAGATGCGAGAAAGAACCAGTAAAGAAGAGGACGCCATTGTCAGCGAGTGTCCATTTATTAACTGGAGTCACATTAAGGCCAACCAGAATTGTACGATCAGTCTCCAGAAAAATCCGCTTACCAATCGCGACACCACCCAGATTAACCTGCTGGGAAGTCGACATATTCGTCGAAAGAACAGCACGCTCGGTCGTATGTTCAGTATAGACCGTATCATCACTAACATAGGACTGATCATAAAGAGTTGTCCCATTGCGCGTCAAGCGAACACGGACAAAGTCTTTACCTTTTAAAATATCAGCCAAACTATCTCCAGACGGCCGTCGATTCTATTGGCCGAGAAAAAAGTCGATTTGCCAATTCACGTTTTAGGAGACGGTACGACAACTTCGACTGAAACATATAACGAATTAAATCAATAAAATCATCATTCGCCTTACGAACTTCCTGTTTCTCACCCTTAAGGTCACGCTGTTTTGATGAATTCCAGTCATCCCAAACAAATCGCAAAAAATTCTGCTTCACATGCTGGCACGTATTAAAGACAATAAGTTGCGGCTTACTCCACTCAAATGGAAGTCGAAGTGCCTCATGAAGGGCATCAAAGCCGGCATCAGCATTACGTTTATTAGCCAAGAGATGAAGTAACTGATTATCCGCGAAACGCGACCAAATTGATTCACCAGTTGTCCGATCATTCTCGCGCGAAGACCAATCAATAAGACGAAGAACAATATTTTCTGCCTCATCATCCCGCTTCCAAACTTGATCCTTACGTTTCCACCCCTCAAGGCGCTTAATTTCATCTGAGACAGTATCAACAGTACGTAATGACTCGTCAAATAAATCGCGATAGATAATGAATTGATTGTCTGGCGAAATTGCCGCCCAAAGTACGGCAATTGGTTTACGTTTATGGGGATCGCAGAGTTCAACTCGCGGCCAATGCGCCGGAATCTCAAAGGGCGGCACCCAGAATGGAGTCTCTGGTTTCCATTCAGGGAAGACTCGGCCCGTCAGATGTAACCACTGACGTCCTATGCGAGCACCCCTCTGATCATCACGTAAGTCAGCAATAAAGTCCTCAATAGCTTTGCGGGAGAGGACGCCTCCATTCTCAACGCAATTATCCCAGATTGAGAGTTCGAAGACTCGGACTGTCCCATCGGCATCATTCGCACGAGCCTCAATGACGTCTGCGATCCAGGGTTGAGAGAGCGGAGTAAGAGTAAGCCAGCAGTGTCCGGCAAAGTCAACGAGGCCGCGCTTAAGGGCAACATACTTAGTATAGCCGATTGGCTCATCTGCCCAGAACCAGTGACCACTTGTACCCTCGAAGACATCATCCTCCTGATCATCCGACATAAAGTAGATAATACTGCCATTGTTCCAATCAATTTCAACTGGAATACCGCGCGTATCAAACTTAACTTTATACCAACCAGTTGGAGCCCATTCCTGAAATTTAGGATAAATATTCTGCTTAATTGCTTGGTTATAATTCTGCGCAATCACACGCCCAATATTAGGAACTGGAATCGGCCTACCATCCGTTAGGCAGACAATGCGGTGCGGATGATCCTGGGGAAGCCAAGGACGATAGCCCAATGAGTGTGCAATTGCCTCACATACACCCGAAACTGACTTACCAGATCGGTTATCGCCAAGCACAAGACGAATCGTCGCGGCGCCAGCCTCATGAAAGGCTGCCTGAATACCACGCGATCCCAATTCTGATTGAGTTCGTGGTCGATAGAAGCAGACCTTCTGAGTCCGATAGGCCGCCTCCAGAGCAACAAGATCACGATAGAGTGACTGAAGTTCGGCGTATTCCTTAACATGTGGATCAAGCCGGATTATCGAAGTCGAATCGTCCGGAATCAGTTCCATTTGTCGTTGTTTCCTCAATAGCCGCGACTTCCATTACTTGCTCAAGACGCGTCGCAAGATCGGGATTATCATTCTTAAAATTTACATTAAGTACAGAAATCGAGGCTACACGATTTCTGATAGCAGAAATCAGTTGGGCCGCCGTCTCCGGCATAATAAGGGTCCCTGAGGCCTGATCAGTTGCGACAGCTCGCGAGTAATCGGCCAAGACTTTCATCTTATCAGTAAAAATACCGACAGTTGTAGCTTTTTGAAGAAGCGATGGCCCAAAGTAAGTATAGCCCTTTAAATTGCCCTCGGCATCCCGAATTGGTATACGACCAGAGTCGACATCCTCAGGCTTAATCGAATCAAGAATCTGATTTGTTGTTTCATGGAGGCGCCCCGTAAGATGTAGCGACATCTTCTCGCGCGCTTTCTCCAGGTCCAGTGGCTCCGCATTAGCCTCAATTTCACGAATCACCTTATGGACCGTCGATTTGCCAAGACCAAGTGAGCGTGCAACAGCTATTTTGCTGCCAAGTGCAAGATAGGCTTGATAGATCGCCTCGCGCTCGGGAATCGTAAAGCCATGACCACGTCCACGTCGCTCCATACGCATTAATGCCGGCTTACCTGGCGACTTTGGTTTGAATATACCCTTAGCCATCAGCGCGCACTCGTTTTTCGCCAATCAAGGCATAGACTGGCTGACGCAGTAGATTCATTATCCATTGCTCCAATGAGAGACTCTGCGGCTTACCGGCCGATTCCTGAACATCCTTCCAATACTCAAAGGCCTCATGCAAATCAGCCGAAAATTGCTGTGGAAATTCCACGTCTGCTCCTTACTGAAGTAACCCAATCAACTGGAAGTCATCAAGAATCTGATTAACAACTTGTTTAATATTAGCAATATCAATAATGGCAGCATTAATAGCTACAGGAATAGAGTCCGCCTGCGCAGCCGTTGTATAACCAAATGGTGCCACATTCGTTGCAGCAGTCGTCGCAACACTAGTAGCCGTTGGATTTGAATGTATCCGCGTTGCTGTTGCATAAGTCTGCGTATAGGCCGCAGAACGTGCAACAGGAGCAATTCCATAGAAACCCACATTCGTTCCATTATGATCAAAGTCACCATCAAAGTGGGCAGTCCCATCGAATTCAGATTGACCCTGGCAATACAACTCACCATAATTCGAGAGAAAATTGAGATGTGTCGTCGTAATATCAGCCGGACGACGAAAGGTCGCGCCAATTGCAGACTCAAGAATTAGACTCCCACCATTTGCATAGAAATGACCATTAAGTCCGCCAATCGCAATTCTACGATTCTGGGCAATTGTACCGCCGGCGGCACCCGGTGTCCCAAAGAGACCCCAGGTTGCATTGGCCCCAGTAATATTCCCCGTAAAACCACGAACTCCAACCAAGTTTCCCGTATACGTATTCGCGCCAGCAGAAAAACCAAAGTAACCATTCGCAGAATCCGTCGATACAGCAGATGCCGAAGATGCATTAGCTTCGCTTCGGATGCCGGAAAAAGTAGTAGCCGGCGTAGTCACAGAAATAAGGGCTGCCCCAGAAGCCGTCCCACCGAAAGTTGCGCCACTATTGTTCGAAGTAACTCGGAAATCGTAGGCTGGAACAGTAGTAGCAACATTCATCACGGCATCAGCATTAATGGCCTGGGAGGTCGCCAAGTATGTGCCGGCCGTCACACCAACATCACAAGTAAGGCGCAAGGCGTCTACTACTGCAACAGTAACGCTGGCCCCATTATTGTAGGTATAATCTAAATCAACATCAAGACCGCGATAGGTAACCGTATCGACGGCAGCCGTAACTGTATTTGTATTATTTGCGTCAAAATTTATATGTTGGCTGGAGGTCTGAATTAGGTTCGATATAAAGGCATCGGCTGTAATATCAAAGTCGCCAGCATTCCAGTCGGCAGTAAGGGTAGTAGTACCATCCCGACGCAGAAATCCTGTATGAATTAAACTGACATTTTGCCAAGTTTGCGAGACTGACTCCCAGACAATTGTTTCCCCATCAATTAGACCAATAGTAACTACATTTTTAAGATTCTGTAAATTGGCAGGTGTATGTTCCCAGAGTCCAGAACCCGTTCGAAATAGTGCAAAACTCTTGTCAACAGGTCCTGTCGCCGAAACATCGCTTAAATCATCAAATGCAATTGCCGGAAGATCAGATAAAATAATTGCTGAATTAGACCAAATAGTCCCATTATGACGCAAAAACTGTTTAGCTACTGGTGCCGCAATGGAGACGTCGGTAAATGCATCACTAAATAAAGCAGTAGAGTCCTTCCATGCATTAAGACTAGAGTCAAACTGTAAAAAAGACTTATTTCCCGGTGAAGTCAATTGTGTATCCGTATGCGTCCCGAGCGCATGATCAGTTAGGGAACCAGTGAGGGCGCCCGCCACAATTGCGTCCTCAATTCGTTTGAGACGCGTGGCAACCGAGGCATCTAGGCGGTAGGCGTCATCCGGCACAATGCTAGCGGAGGCCTCAAGGCGGGCCGCGATGGCATCGAGGCGAGCTGAAATTGTCTTATCGTTATCGGGCATCAGATTAGGGCGGCCACACCGGGCTTCAGTCGAGACTAATCATGCGAGTGTGTCTCGTGTTACCGGGAGTGGCCGTCCTTATTGGAAGATCGGTCTGCGGCAGCCTGCTCGGCTGCGAGGATTTCACGGAGGAGGCCCTCCCAGGCATCCTGGCGAGTAAACCCCTGGACCTCCAGGCCAGCTGGCGCACAGGTGGCGACATAGGCTCGGACCCTGGGGTCGAAGGAGATAGTCGTAAGGGCACGAAGACGCCGAATCCGGAAGTCACCAATTCTCTTAATGCCAAGTATTGCTTGGAGTTCGGCGGAGGCAGCCTCGGGGGTCGCCGCGGTACACTCAATACCATCAAGTGGGGCGGCCGCGCGATAGGTTGTCTCATTAATGCGAGTAAGTGTAATCATTTCACTAACTCCAATAATTCACGTAGAAGGTCCCGGATTCGGTGGAGACTTATACAGTCGGGACACTGCGGGTAATAAATATGGGTTTGTCGAGGAATAATTGGCACCGACGTAAAGATAGAAGGAATACTGACAGTTGTATTAACTTCAGAAGTACATTTGCAGTCACACCAACAGTTTTGGCAATAAGTACAGAAACCAGAACAACTACATGACTGTATATTCAGCATAATCCTCCTGACAAAACTGCGGTCTTTAGCCCAAGTTTCGCTGATTTTTGCATCGTGAGGTACACTATAAGCAAAAGTCATGCCAATTCAGATTGGATACCCGCAGAATTATAATTCCACCCCACCCCCAGCACCCATCCGCGCACACTTAATAATCGTCGATCCTGGGGCAAACTAGGGGCCTTCTGGAGGCACTGGCAATAGCATCTCAAGTCTGTTCGAATACCCCCTTTTTTGTAAACGGGGGCTGTCACCGGGAATAGTTAGTTGGGTGATTCGCCGGCAATGGGCCCCCCTGGGGATTATCCCTCAATTTCGGACTCCCTAGTCCTATATCCCATACTCCACTATCGCACCCGCGCCCACCATCCGCGCACCAGTCCCAATTTACCCAAGTATAGGCTGGGTAAAGGGGAGGATATATCTTAGACTGGTTCCTAGTACTATATAATATCCTATACTATCTTATAATACTATTAACAGTATAACTATTTATTAAGATATCTTAGTCTTACTTAGTAGACCTTAATATTTAGTTTAATATCTAAGTGTATCTTAGACTTACTAAATATTCTGTATAATAGTTTATTCTATCTAATTATATTGTATAGGTATATGTTATATCTAATTGTTTAGTTTTATTTAGTAGACTTCCTAAATATATTGTATAATAGTTTATTCTATCTAGTTATACTGTATAGGTATATATTATATCTAGTTATACCTCGCGAAGGGTGGAGCGGGCTGTGGCGCGAAGAATCGGACTAGGTCTTTTATTGGAGACTATTATACACCAGGTGTAGAATATTCTCTACCTATTCTCTACCTATTATATCTCATAATGTCCTGAAATCAAGACATCTTACATTCTGCAATACCTAGCAATTATCATGCCGACCATTCTAACTACTATACTTGATATGCAGTTAACTCCATAAGTCGACCCAGTCTCGCAAATTGCACGACCATGTCGCGCACATTGCATGATCCACCAATCGGTAGGGCGCCACAATCGGGAATTGCGCGAAATTGCGCGCCACAATGGGGCACCAGGCGCAATCTGGCATGCCCCCTGCATAGTGGGCCCACCGACGGCGCGAATGGCGCGCCTGCCGACATACTGCCGCGACGCGCCACCGCTGCCGTCCCGGCTTGACCCGAAGGAGGACGCCAATGCAGTGCCTCATTCTAGTACTCACGGCGTGCGCCTTGATCCTCGCGGGGTGCCTAGCATCGACCCGGTGGTACCAGTGAGTACCGCGAGTCGGCGCCAGCGTCGCCGCATGCGGGCACAAATGCGCGACCTAGCGCGCCATGGGACGCGGGAGCGCGAGCGAGCGCCCGAGACCCCGGCGCGCCAAATCCGGCCCGCGAGCATATTCCGCATGATGCTGCCCGCGGTCCCACGCCCACAGAACGCTATCACCGCTCCAATCCGCGCTCGGACCTATACGGTCCTCCAGGACCTTACGGCGCGGGGGACGGGGGCATATACGCGCCGGAAGCGGCGCATACGCTACCGCGGAGTATCGCGATACCGCGGGGGGCGCCTTGAGTGGTAGGGACAATGCGGAGCTTGCGGCGGCCATTGAGACATTGCGCACGGGCAAAGCCAAAAGCCGCGGCAGTTTTACGTTGTAATGTTAGAAGGTGACTATGCCAAAACAACAAAGCGGTGGACGCGGAAACCGGAAATCTGGCCGTAACAAGGTGAAGTGTAAGCACTATCTACTTGCCGGCAAACGCGCGGAAAACAAGCGGCGACGAGCAGCGAGAATCGCGCGCAGACTCGCGCGGCGTGCGGCAAGGCGGAAGGAAGTCGCGCGCTCACCCGAATAGGAGCTAATATGCACTCTATACGTTTGCCAGAGTCGCGGGCGCGGTCGTGGTCGTGGGCGCGGTCGCGGTCGTGGTCGCGGTCGGGGTCGCGCGGTGCCTCGAATCGTATGCCACCTTGAAGGAGGCAATAATTAAATGCTAGACCGAATCTGTCGAATCTTGACGGAAGGCGGCACTACCAAACGTAGGCGCGCAATTAATATTATGTGTTCTCACTTTGATAGCTTCACAATCCTAGAGGGTACGGGATTCTGGAAGGGGAAACCCGAATCCTCCCTCATACTAGAAGTATGTGGGGATGCAGTATATTTGGCGCCCTTGATACGGGCCGCCGCTCTTGAAATAAAGTTAGCGAATCACCAGGAATCTGTTCTAATCCAATATTGTGAAGTCATCTACACCCTAACTTAACCGGAGGCAAAAACTATGCACGGACTTGAGACCATCATAGCCTTAAATCAGCGCGAGCAGGAAGCCCACGACAACTATACGTTCCGCGACGAGTGCCGCGAGGTAGTCGCCCTATATGGGGACCAGATGGACCTAACGGCCGTCGAACGGTATGCCCTTGAAATGGCGCGTAGGCTCCTCACCCTCCGCGCGGAAGGCATGCTCGCATGGGATGATACCCCAATATTTACGCCCTATAAACGATAAGGAAGGAGGTGTAAGAAAATGAAAATGCCACGCAATTGGCGTAACAGAATTGCACGCCTTAAGAAGGGAGCAGACCCTGTTAAAGCACGAAGTGACGCCTACGATTTCCGAACGTGCGCAATCGGAGAGCGCCGGGACCTGCTGGAATTGGCGGGGATAGACTTCGGCTACGAAAAAATTCGGCCGAAGGATGGCTATATTCTTCAGCTTGGGCTTGAGTTTGCTATAGTTCTTAACAACGGCGACTACGATGGGGCACTCGCGGTCCTTGACCGTCTCGACGATTATTTACGGTTCATGTTAGCACATAAAGATCGCACTTCTAGCTCACCTAACCTATAATAGGTAAGGAGGAAAAAGTATGTTAACTAAGCACCCTAAATTCGAGGGAAAGGTCGTCGAAGCATGGACGGAGCCCTGCTATCGGGCCGGTGGTGAGGAGACACGCTACAAGTTAGTTGTAGATGAAACCGATACACCACTCGGAGCCGTTACCGATCAGTATACGCTGATCCGGAATGCGGACCTCCTATCGGCGGTAGAGGTTGCCTCGGATATCCGGGGCGTGCGACTTGATCCCCTCAAGGGGGCCTACCGCAGCGGTAAGTCGGTGTATCATATTATGATGCCCGACTACGGCTACCGCGTGGGGGCCGATACCAGCGACACGAATCCGACCATCATCCTACGGAATGACTACCGCGGTGGTGGTGGTCTCAAGATTCAGGGCGGATTCTTCCGCGTTATTTGTACGAATGGGTTGATTCGCGGAGAGATTGCCCACTATTCGAATATCCGCCATGTGGGCAAGATTGATCTCCTCCATTTTGTGGAGACTGCAATCCTAAAAACGGTTGAGATGGCGGAAGTAAATCGACTCCTCGCGGAGACCCTCGCGGGTGTCCGCGCGCCAGAGTGGTCGGAAATTGACCAGTTGACGGCGCGCGAACTCGTTTTGGTCATGCCGGGTTTGCCCGAGGTTATCCAGGCGGATACGGCGGACCGCTACCACGGTGACCTTGCGCGAGCCGTCCGTGAAAATACGAGCGCGATCGGTAACAATCTATGGGCGATTGCGCAAGCGGTTGCGGAAGTCGCGACGCACCGGATGCAGGAGCGTCACCACTATAATATGGCGGCCGATGAGTGGGCGGCACGGCAATTGCAGCGGATTGAGGCCTTCGCACAGCGGTAAATCCGACGGCGCGGGCAGAGATGACGGTGGAGTCACGGGATACCGTGCTCAATCGTGCTGTCGATGGCTGGATAATGTGTATAAATAGAGAGGATGTCCGCGCACAGTGAATCCAGACAATCATAGAAACCGCCTACTGGCAATCTATGCGGCGGCTACCCCAGGGGTACGCGCCACTGGGCGCCTGTGGTATACCTTCGCGCACCTCGCGGCAACCGAACTCGCATTGCGTTACGGCTACAGTATGGCGGTTACTGCCGGAGTGATCGCGGCGCTCTCACCGAGAAGACGGTGGGCGGAGAACCTAAAATTAGCAGACGACTGTTTAGGCGGTAGGAGGCCGCGCACACTTGGGTCGTGCGCGCGCACAGCCTGTGAGATACGCAATGGACTTCGACTTCCCGTGGACCAGCGGGGACCTAAGACACGCGCCTTCTACTCGTCGATCATGGGGGATACTGAATCGGTCGTAGTTGATGTCTGGATGCTTCGCGCCCTCGGTTCGAAAACGAAGTTAACACCGGCGCGATATAAGGAATTGTCTGACATTATACGTAGGGTTGCCGCAGAAGTCGGGGAGAGGCCTACGCACTTCCAAGCAATCGTATGGTGTCAGATTCGTGGGAAATCCTTCTAGTTTTAGAAGGGACCATCTTCGTGGGATGCCTTGGCTACGAAAATGGGAAACAAAAAACACCAGGGCATTTTGGAGGTTGAGTAGTCATGGCAAAGAAAATCTGTGACACCATCTCAATTGATGGTGTGCTCTACAAGACGGAATCGGTTCCGACTGAAACAATTAAGTCATTAGATGACTTAATTGGCCGAAGTCTCTTGATCCGTACCGTCACCTATTTCATGCTTGGCCGCGTAGACGCCATCGTCGACGGATTCATGGTACTTTCAACAGCATCATGGGTTGCTGATACGGGACGCTTTATGCAGGCTATCCAGAATGGGACCCTGAATGAAGTCGAGCCGGTCGGTATTGCCTACGTTCAGATAGCTAGCATCGTTGACATGTTCCCTTGGGTGCATTCGCTGCATACGGCCCAGAAATAAAACCGTGAGTACGATGCTTCTTAAGTGGTCGCGGGCACGGTCGTGGTCGTGGTCGGGGTCGCGGTCGTGGGCGCGGTCGAGGTCGGGGGCGCGGTCGTGGTCGCGGGCGTG